TATTTCTTTCTAGCCATTCACTCATTCCTTTGTTTAAAATCTCTGCAACTCTTTCTAAAAACAAAGAGTTATCAGTTTTAATAAATAACATCCGGATTAAAACGTTGGATATCATCTTCGTTTAACGGAATTCCTGTTTTTAAAG